ACTAGAGAAGTTATTAGCTAATTTTAGCTTCAAGCTCTTCAATTTTAGCAGAAAGTTCTTTTACAGACTCGATTAGTAGTCCGACCATGTTACCATAGGCAACTGATTTAAACTCTTCACCATCATGTACGGCTTCTGGAAGAACTAACTCAACTTCTTGAGCGATCACACCAGTACCACGTCTTCCGTCCATGTCAAAAGTTACACCGTTCAAACTCAGTACTTTATGCAAAGCATCAGGAATATTCTCAATATCAGACTTCAATCGGATATCAGAGAACGCAGTGATGTCACCAGTAGCTGTAAAACTGCCAGCTAAGTTATTACCACTGTTTGATAAGTTACCTAAACCTACTTCAGAAGGGGTATCGACAGTACAAGTCACTGTTACATCACCAGAAGTACCACCACCACTCATACCAGTACCAGCAATAACGCGAGTGATATCACCTACGGCAGTAGTATATCCTGCACCGTTAGTCAATTGGTTATTATTGGTTACGTTAGTCGCACTAGTAGCTATACCATCTAACTTAGTGTTATCTGCAGAAGTAAAATTCTTCTCAGTAAGACCACCATCTCCAACACTGTAAGTAGTGTTAGTATCTGTTGAAGATAAAGTACCACCAGCAGAGATAGAAATGTTAGTTCCAGCCGTAAGAGCAGCAACGACGTTAGTCGTATCTGTTACATCAGCTGCAACTTCAATACCTGCTAACTTAGTTTGTTCAGCGTCGCTAAACTCATTAGTATTGCCATTACTCTCGTAAGAAGTCTTAATAGACGCTGCGTCTAAGTCCTTATTGACGACAGTCCAATGTGCTTCTGTAGTCGGTGATGCTTGCTCAGCAATTAATACATCTCCAATCTCTACTGCGGTAGAAAAGAATGTTCCAGCAACAGTAACTGTATATACATCACCTAAAGCCGAAGCAATCGGTGAAGCAGCATCTAAGTTGGGACTATTAGTGGAAGCATTGTAAGAACCCTTGTAAGACATTTCACTAGTCAGCGCAGAAGCCACCTCAGAGTCAACGTATGCTTTCACAGATTGTTGAGTAGGTAGTTTAGTCGCAGAGTTAGATGTCATAGCATCTTCATCAACTACAAAGTTCATAGCAGAGATAGAAACATCAGACTCCATCACAGCACCAGCAGCAGCTACATTAACTGCATCTGTTACATCAGCTGCAGTTTCAAGAGCATTTAGCTTAGTATGGTCAGCATCGGTGAACACATTAGAGTTAGTAGCTGCTTCAACAGCAGTACGGATCTCAGCGTCAGTTTGATCAGCTGTAGCTGCACTTTCAATAGCACTTAGCTTAGTAAATAGCGCATCAGTAAAAGCACTAGGCTCCGCTTGATAAGCAACCTTGATCTCAGCACCTGTCTGATCTGCTGTAGCTAATGCTTCGATATTGTTCAGCTTAGAGTGATCAGCATCGGTAAACACGTTAGAGTCACCAGCTGCTTCAACAGCAGTACGAATCTCGGCATCTGTTTGATCAGCTGTAGCTGCACTTTCAATAGCAGATAGCTTAACGAACAGAGAGTCAGTGAAAGCACTTACTTCTGCTTGATAAGCAGCCTTGATCTCAGCACCTGTCATGTCAGCTGTAGCTGAAGCTTCAATATTAGATATCTTAGTATTAATCGCAGAGGAATAAAACTCATGATAAGGTAACGAAGCCCAAACTGTAGCACCATCTCCTATTTTAAATTTATGGTTGTCGGTTTCATAACCAAATTCACCTTCTGCAAGTGTTGGAGCATTACTAGTCCAATTTGCTGCCGTGTCTCTTCTTAATTTTATTTGTACAGCCATTACGCGGTTCCTCCATTGATTGCTGCTGAGAATGCTGATGCGGAACTACCGCCATCTGCTATCTCATTTTGAGTATAAGTGTAAATTACAGAATACATACCATCGATTACAGTATTGGAAGTGTATAATCCAAATGAGGTATGTATGTGCCAAAAATCTACACCTGATGAGTCTTCCACTCTCGTGGCATACTCGGATGTACTTGGGTTGTACCAAGAATCTCCCAAAGTGGGACTGGTTGGTGCACTTGTCGCGTTAGAGAATACGTTAGTAGCAGCACCACCTGCCGTAGCGATATCCAACCATTCATCTGTTACACGCACATAAAGTATTCCAGTTTGAGGATCAAACCAATGATCTCCATCAATAGGAGAAGCAGGGGCAGAATTCGAAGAGGTATACTCTGATCCTTTCCCTAGCTCTACAACAACTCCAGATTGATTTCTTGTATAGATTTTCTCATCTGCGTAATTGATGGCTAGTTCGCCATAATCCAGTTGGGCAGGTGTTGGTATTTTCCCTTGTACAGCACTCCTTTTGTGCTTTATTATATTAGCCATAGTATATACTATCCTTTTGTTTGCATTTGCTTGTATACACAAGCGTTTAAAAATCCTCTCCCTAAGTATATAAATACATCAGAAGGGAGAGGTCTCTATACCTATTACTAGCTACTAGTTATATATATATATCTAAGAACTATTTAGTAAAAACCTTGGTCATGGTTGACATCAACACCAGCAGCACCAGTAGCACCAGTAGCGCCAGTAGCGCCAGTAGCGCCAGTAGCACCAACAACACCTCTCGCTCCTTGCGTGCCAGCCAGACTGTCTATCCAGTCTTGTTCATTCCCACTGAATCCCAGAGATACAGCGATAGTATAGGCACTATCTCCTCCGGATGGACCTACGTTCCCTTGTGGACCTTGCAGCCCTTGTGGACCTTGTGGTCCGACAACTCGGGAAGTGGTCGTAGGGGAATCGACATCCCATGAACCCTTAGCGGAATAATTGTATACGACATGACCTATTGTAAGCGTATCATTCGTGACGGGATTCGCTGGAAACGCACCCGCATAATTATAATCTGCCATAGAACTCTCCTTTATTTCTTAATTACGATTATCAAACGCTCATATTAATAAGCGATTTATAGTTTCTCTTGCAGAGATATCGTAATTACTAGTAAGTTCCACCATCGATAGTATTAGTCCAAGTAGGTACACCAGAACCGTTTGCAGATAGAAGTTGTCCAGAAGTTCCTGCAGACACTTGACTCACAGCACTAGTTCCGTTTCCGTATACTAGTCCATTTGATGTCATTGTAGCTAAACCAGTACCACCACTAGCAACAGGAAGAGTTCCAGTTACTTTAGATGTGATATCGATAGAGCCAGCAAGCATTGCATTAGTAATACCTAACGCTTTAACTCGTAGTGCATCTGAAGATACTTCGATAGAAGAGTCGTCAACTTCAACGTCTAGAGTATTACCAGTTTTAGACAGTGCTGCTCCAGCTACAATTTGACCAGCTCCAGAGAACTGTATGAAGCTTAGAGAAGTAGTATCTACAACGATAGGGTTAGCTGTTCCTAGTACGAAACCAGCATTACCATTAACTGATCCTTCCTCTACAAAAGTAAATAATCCACCACTAATCCCAGATGTTGCGTCGGCATCGGCAGCACGTACTACTGGAAGCGATCCTTGTTGAACTACGTAGATGCCGTTCTCAGAGGCAGTAGATTGATTTTTGATTAAGATTCTATCGCCAGCTGCTAAGGTTACGCCATCAATGGCTGCACCTGCAATGAACGATTGTATTAAACTACCTGCTCCAGTTGTAGCAACTTTTACAGAGTCTTTTACATCTAATCCAGTCTTAACTGCATCAACGTAGCTTTTAGTAGCTGCATCAGAGTCTTGAGTTGGCTCAGCAACGTTAGTTACTCTATTAGCACCCATGTCGACAGTTTGTGACGCAGAAACAGCAAGACCAGCAAGTGAGCCTACAGAAGTTACATTAGGTTGAGCAGCAGTTAGTAAAGTACCTGTTACATTCGTAGCAACGATGTCACCAGAACCTAAGTTGATATCTTTACTACCATCTACAACTAATGCTTTATTTGCTGTAGCTGTACCTGCAGTAACACCTAACTCAGCAGCACCAACTTTGTCAGCCAAGATTTGGAAGTCACCAGAGCTACTAAGAGAGATATCTCCACTAGTAGCAACACTTGTCCAGTTTGTTCCGTCAGCAACCATTACATTGCCAGATGTGGCAGTGTCAGAGCCTACGTTGTCTAATGCACCTAAAGTAGTAGCACCTAAGTATTTAGGAGCAATCTTCTTGAAAGCACTCGCAGAAGCATCATAGATTAAAACTCTATCATTGTCTGCATGAGGATTTGCTGCTAGATC